TGTTCTCTCCTGATGATACAGAGATGATGAATGCCAAGACAGGCAACTGGTTTACTGATAATCCACAACGTGCAAGGTCTAATAACTCTGCTGTTATTGTTCGTAAAGAAACTACCAAAGAACAGTTTATGGGTATCATGGACAGCATTAAGCAGTTTGGTGAACCCGGATTTGTATTTGTAGAATCTACTGAGCATACAACTAACCCATGTGTAGAGATTGGTATGTTCCCACAGATTGATGGTGAGTCTGGTTGGCAGGGTTGTAACCTGACAGAGATTAACGGTGGACTGTGTGTTGATGAAGAGTCATTCTACAAGGCATGTGAAGCTGGTGCTATTCTTGGCACACTACAGGCAGGATATACAAACTTTACATATTTGCCTGATACAACAAAAGCAATCTTTGACCGTGAGGCACTTCTTGGTGTGTCTATCACTGGATGGATGAATAATCCTGATATTCTTTTTGATGGCAAGATTCTAGAAAAGGGTGCAGAGATTGTTAAAGAAACTAATAAAAGAGTTGCTGAGTTACTTGGTATTAATGCTGCTGCTCGGACTACTTGTGTTAAGCCTTCTGGCAATGCTTCTGTACTCCTTGGCACTGCAAGCGGAATTCATGCTGAACACTCTGAGCAATACATTAGAAACATTCAACTGAACAAAGACTCTGAAGTTGCACAGTTGATTGCTAAGACTAACCCTAACATGGTAGAAGACTCTGTATGGTCTGCTAATGGAACTGACTTTGTTGTCTCGTTCCCTATTACACCCAAGCAAGGTTCTATTCTGAAAGATAAACTTATTGGAACTGACCACCTTGACTTAGTTGCCAAGGCACAAAAGCATTGGGTAAACACTGGTAAGAATCCAGAACTATGCGCAGACCCTACAGTATCACATAACGTTTCTAATACTATTCTAGTAGAGGATTGGGATGATGTTGCTGAATATGTTTATAGCAATAGGGATAACTTTGCTGGTATTTCTTTCTTGTCTACTTCTGGTGATAAAGATTTCAATCAAGCGCCAAACACTGAAGTACTCGACGCTGAAAAAATGGTTGAAAAGTATGGAGTGGCTGCTGTATTAGCATCTGGTCTAGTTGTAGATGGTCTACAGGCATTTGATGACCTTTGGATGGGTTGTATGACTGCACAGGGATATGGTGAAGATATCTCTGCTGAAAGTTCTAAGAACACACTGAAGAAAGATTGGGTGCGTAGGTTTACTGCATTCGCACATAAATACCTTGAAGGTGATCTGAAGAAAACCGAATACTGTTTGAAGGATGCATATCTTATTCACAAGTGGGAAAAGATTCAAAGGTCTTACACGCAGGTAGAATGGATTTCTGAATTGTCGGAAAAGAAGTTTACTGATGTTGATACTCTTGGTGCTGCTGCATGTGCAGGTGGTGCTTGCGAGATTGACTTTTAAGTAGAAAGGAAAAACCTATGGATATGAATGAATCCAGTCTATCTAGGATTTGGAGACACACTCAAGATCATACTACGGGTGCTATTACTACATTCCGTGATGATAGGTCTAAACAAGAAAACAAAAAGAATAACCGAGAACTTAAAGGTTATTTAAGAAACAAAGGTTATGGCGTAACTTCTGTTGACGGAAACTATATTGAACAATATGGAACTGTTAATGCTAAAGAAGTTACAGAACCATCATTCTTTGTAGTTGACCTAAAAGATACAGGCAATCTTGAAAAAGATTTGAAAATGCTTGGTGCAAAGTATGACCAAGACTCTGTTCTTATTGTTCCTAAAGGTGGTAAAGGAGCTTATCTAATTGGAACTTCTAATAGAGAAGATGCCTTTCCATCTAAGAACAAAAAGGAAGTTGTCGGTAATAGTAAGATGGGTAAAGTTGCTGGGCAGTTCTTGTCTCGTATTAGAGGCAGAGAGTTTGCCTTTGAAAATGCTATGTCCTATAATGAAAGATGGGCAGATGCTATTCTTGCATCGAAAGTAGAAGAACGATGAAATACCGTATTATCTGTGATACCTGCGAAGTAGAGAGTGTGGTTCATCTAATCTATGATGAACCACCTAACCACTGCCCTTATTGTGGTTCTGAACTCACTGATGATGAGATTTCAGAATATGACGCAGGATGTCTTTGTGACTAATATAAGTAACCTCAGTTGAAACACACTGGGGTTATTTTATGTCTGAGAAATATTATGGTTGGTATTATAAATTTAGTGAGTATGACCCTGAACATGCTCCAGAAGAGTTTGTAGGGATGGTATACCGCATACAAAACCTAGACACTAACCAGAAGTACATTGGTAAAAAACTGTTCTGGAACCGCAGGAAAACGAAGGTAAAGACCAAGGCTGGTGGAACTAAAACTAAGTATGTTACCAAAGAGTCTGACTGGAAGAGTTATTATGGTTCAAACAAGCAACTTCAGGAGCAAGTCCAAGAAGTCGGTGGTGATAAATACTATAGAGAAATCTTAAGGTTCTGTAAAACTAAAGGTGACTGTTCTTACTATGAAGCAAAATATCAGTTTGAATATAATGTGCTACTAAGGGATGATTACTTTAATGAATATATCCAGTGCCGGATTAATGCGAAACATTTGAAAAGAGACGATGATGAATGAGATTAAATTGAATGTTTTTGAGGTTCTGCAAAAAGTAGCAGCAACCAAAAAGAAAGAAGAAAAGATTGCCCTTTTACGGAAGCACGATTCTTTTGCTCTTAAGTCAGTCATTCAAGGCTGCTATAATTCCAATATTAAACTACTGTTGCCAGAGGGTGATCCACCATATACCGCCTGTGATCCCCATAACTGTCCCTCAAACCTTTTGAGGAAGGCTAAAGACTTTGCTTACTTTGTAGGACAGAAAGGTAAAAACATTCGTCCTATTAAGAGAGAAACTATTTTCATTAATCTTTTAGAAGGTATCCATCCAGAGGATGCTAAGATTGTATTGCAGATGAAAAACAAAAAACCCTTCAAAGGTCTTTCAGCTGCTTTAGTCAAGGAGGTTTACCCAAACTTGATGCCACCTGACTGATTTGTTATGTAAACATATCAACTAACCGAAGGAATGCATTATATGCTCGTTTCTCAAATCGACCGTTTGAAAAAAGATTATCGTGAACTTGAACATTATGAAAGAAAACTAATTAAACAAGGGAGAGATAAAGTGGTAAGAAATATGAAATTGAAACGAGAATATCTGGGTAAATCAATAAAAGATTTAGAGGATCAACTTTATACTTGACAAGTTCTAAATTATAGTCTATAATAAGTTTACTTTTGGGGCCCGGGGAATATATACATTCTCTGGGTCTTTTTATTCATGACATTCGTATCTATATAATGTATTATCCATCTATAAACTAAAGGAGAAGAAATATGTTAGCAAAAGTATTTTGGAGAATCTTTTCTCTTGACACCAGCACTCATAGGAAGTATACTCTTTTATATGATGATTTGTGTGAATAATCTTATATGCGGACATGGCGGAACTAGGTATACGCAACGGCCTTAAAAGCCGTCGGCCATTGGCCTTGTGGGTTCGAGTCCCACTGTCCGCACCAAAAACTTAAGAGGAAGATTATGAATAGTTATGACAAAAGACTGATTGAAAGACTAAGAAACTGGGAAAAGGTATATTCAGAAGACGAAGACAAACCTGAAGGTAATCTTTATCTGGAAGCAGCAGAAAGAATTGTTGAGTTATTAAAAAATCAACCTGAAGAATTGGACTACACTTTAGACTATGATCAAGATGGCTTGTGGCTATTACAAGATGGTAAGCAAGTAAGTCATATTCCACAGTCTTTGTTTGACAACCGTATCAGGCAGATTATCAGACAGTCTAAAGCTTTAGATCAGCTAGCAAAGTATGATCAAGAGGATGATTTGATTGAAAAGGAAACACCTTTGTACCGAACAGAAACAATCTCAACAGATGACCTAACTTTAAGAAGGCTAAAGTATAGCCTACAACTTTGTAAAGAAACTAGAGATGAGATGAACAAGAAAAGAGATATGAAAGGCTGGACAGCACTTAATCAACAAGATTGGAATGATATCATTCAAGACATTCATGCTTTAGAAAGAGTTATTGATTTTTATGGACATTGATGAATAATGTATATCACACCCTGTGTATCCTTATGTAAAATAAATGAAGGTAAATGTCAGGGTTGCGGCCGCACTCTAGAAGAGATTGCTAAATGGCGTAGTTATTCTGATGAAGAAAGACTTGACATAATGAAAAGATTAGGTTATGGTATCAGAAGAACTAAACACAGGAATAAATCATGAATATCTTTTATTTGCATCGTAACCCTGTAATAGCAGCACAGATGCATTGTGACCAACATGTCCATAAGATGCTGCTAGAGACTGCACAAATGCTTTCTACTGCACATCGTATGTTAGATGGTGAGAAAACAAAACGACCATCTGTATCAGGTAAACGTATGGTAGACTACTATGTCCATCCTGACCCTGTTCTAGAACACACACTTTACAAAGCAGTTCACTTCAAGCATCCATCTAATGTATGGATTCGTGATTCTGTAGAGCATTATGGCTGGGCAAAAGATTTGATGAATGCTCTTGCCGATGAGTATGAGTATCGCTATGGTAAGCAGCATGGCACTGCTATTACTGTCCTACCTTACCTGCAACTTCCACCTAAGTCTATGAAGATGACAGGTGGATGGACTCCACCCCCGCAATGTATGCCTGATGAAATCAAACGTCCTACTCCACAGACTATGCTTGCATACCGTGACTTTTATATCACAGAAAAATCTAAGTTCGCAAAATGGAAAAAAACACGAAAAAGTCCGGATTGGTACTTGACAAAGCCTTCTGAAGATACTATATTAAGTATGTAAGACAGAGAAAAGAGGGTTACCGAAAAATGTGGACAGTTAC